CATACTTGGATTATGTATATTTATATCTGGTACGTTTTTCTTTCTAGTTCGCATAAAGAAATTGATATAATGTTGTTGAGCGACCATATCACCTCGTTTAATGTATCTTTCTCTAACTGCTGTTTCAGTGGAGAACGTTTTTCTAATAAAAAATTCTACCTTATCGTCATACATATATTATATATTATACATAAATTAAATATCAATTATGTATAATATGGTTTTAGGATTTATTTTATATGAAGGTGTTGATTTAATAGTTAATTTAGGGAAAATTACCTACAATGCTGGAAGGGGGACATATTACTGGTGGTATAATACTGATTATCCTGAAGTAGAAAGAGAGAAAAGACAGATAGAAGACATGAAAACACTAATTCAAAGAATAAATGAATTGGAAAAAAAATTAGAAACAAAAACTTTATTATTAGAAGATTCTAAAGATAAATAATTAATTAGTAAAATTAATATATTTTGATATAAATTTAATATCGTGAAAAGGTGTATTATTAGTTTGTATATTACAATATTTCAATTCGAAAGTCTTTATGTAATAATTCCATAGAGAATGTAAGTTATTAAAGTCATAATCATCAAATATTAAAATGGTTCCGGTCTTTGATAACTTATAACTATTTTGTATATCTTTTTCTGCAACATGTACTTGATGGCCCCCATCGATATGTATAATATCAAATGTATCAGATATTTTTGGAAGAGTTTGGTTGCTGTTTCCTAATATAAGTTTAATTCTACCACCAAAATCTTTATTTATTTTTTCAAAACATGGGATTGTGTATAAATGCTCACCCAAATCACAGCATGTAATATGTATATTTGGATTAGTTAATAACATTAATAAAGCAGAAAATCCAGAATTGAATCCTATTTCCAAAACTTTTTTAATATTTTTATTTAATAATATATTTGATATATTTTTTGCCTTATCTATATAGTAGTCGCTAAATCCAATAGTATTATGCCTCATAAAAATATTCCCTTCTAAATTTTCATTACTATTAATAATAATAGGTAATAAATTTTCAGTAATATATTTTTTCGCATCAAGAATATGTTTGTTGGTATTCGTATTTTTAATTTTGTTTAAAAACACAGTCATAAAATCAATTTTATGATACGGTATACCAGGTCCCCCACAAAAATGATGAATTATTTTATCACTTTCAATATCACCGTGGTTAGTTCTTACAGATAAACAAACCCTTTTTAAAATTTTATTATTGTATAATTTTTCTTTGATGGCGTTATAAATTATAAAAGGTTGATCAAATGTAGAAAAAGTATAATGAGAAGAAGATAAATGTTTTTTTATATTTTTGAATAAAGTTTTAATTGGAAGACAATTTTTAAATAACATAATACCACTACTAAATGCGGTAGTGTCTTCCATATTATTAACTTCTTCATGTGTAAATAAAGGTCTACCATGAAAATCTAAAAATAAATTTGGTTTAATTTCGTCTTTTGCTAAATCACCTTCTTCCAAAACATACAATATTTCGTCTTTGCATATATCAAACAACTCATTAATATCATGTTTTACTATAATATCCGTATCTAAATATAGTATTTTATCATAATTAGTAACAGACTTAAGTTCAAATAAATCTACTCTTGCCTTACAAGCCTTATCAATATTATTATATGAGTCATTTAGTTCAAATTTAATTTTATCACAAAATAAATGACTGGATTTTATGATATTCATAAATTCAGTGGAAGTGTAGAGTAAAATATCAGTATTATTTTTTAAATTACCTGAAATATAAATACTTTCTAAAAATAAATAGAACATATCTATGTATTTTTTATTATTAAAAACACAAGTGAAAATACAATTTTTCATTTATATTTGTCAATAAAATATATCTCATTTTTTTACTAATACCCAGAAAAGTTTTCCACTGCGCTGATTTGCGATTGCTTTCTTTTTTGTTTTTGTGCTTTCTCAACAATTTTCATAGCTTTATCGAGTTCGTCTTTGCTTATGAATTTATCATTGTTTGTATCTAAAATATGAGCATAGTTTTTCAATGACTCTGGTATAACACAATATTTACTCTCTTCGTTAAATAAATGATCGGTTAAAACAATAAATGCGGCTGTTAGAAAGAAAGACATTATAACATCTCTTGTGCCCATCCAAACTATGGAAAATATTAACAATTGTCTAGCAACGGAGTTTCTCAAGTATTCTTCTTGAGATTTGCTTAATTTGATAGTAATATACTTAGAACCTATATTAAGCATAATCATTACTAAACCAGCAAAGAGTTTACTATTATTGATTTTTTGTGTAAATTCATAAAAAGCTTTCATCTTATAATTTAATTAGATTAAATTATATGTATTTTTTAGAAAATCTATTCCAATATCCTTGTAATTTTTCAAATTGTGGTCTAATTTTTCTCCGAACCATTTTGTGTTTTTTGTTATAAAATACCTTTAGTGACTTGAACCCTTCGATGTTATGTTTGTTCACCTTACCATAAAAGCATACAAGGGCAGCTATCAAAATTAATATAATTACGATAATCATTATATTAATCTATAGAAAATATTTTTAATTATTGGTTTGCATATTGTTTTGTTTTGTTGCCTCTAAAGTAGCTTTATGGCTACTTCTTTCACCTATTTGGTCTTCCACCTTTAACTGATCTGTTACAGATATGCATTTTCCCAGATTATCATCCCATTTTTGCTTTGTCCCGCATAATTTTTTTCCAGCGTCCTTAGGGGACGTTGAATCTGCTTTAGTGGTAGCTATTTTTTTTGGTTGTGTCTCTACTTCATCGCCGTTTGCGGTAAGCCCTTTTTCGGAAAACTTTGATGGGTGAAGAGGTGTATGGTATTCCGTATATCCTTCAATCCATGTTTGTCGCAATACAATAACTATTAATGCTGATAATAATCCAGCATTCAATCCAGACGATTGTGATATAAGTACAATTAATACAACTGTTAGTAATTTCCCTAAAGTGCTATTAGAAAAACGAACTAAAAACTCGGGTTTTTCATAAAGTAAACCCAGTAATAAAGCTACTAAAATAATTTCAACATAATATTTCATTCTATATACATAAAAAGATATATTTTTTAGGATAAGAATACAAATTATTCTCTCTTGTTTTTATAAGTATGTCTGCCCAACCTTTAGGTTTTACTATGTTAGATGAAACGAATAGTATAAAACAAAGAAATAATAAAACGATACGACGGAAACGTTCTCCAATTAATTCAAGTAAAGTTAAACAGTTCCTAAATTTTATGAAAAGCAATGATGATGATGGCGATGAAAAAAACGAATCAGATAACGTTAATTTAGGAAATAAGGGGAATTCTTTAGAAGATTCCAATTCATTGATGCCCAAAATACCAAATTTAATGCCTCAAATGCCAAGAATGCCCCACGATAAAAAAGACAGTGGTTATCCAGATGTTAAATCATCCGTTGCTGCTTTTGATGAAGATGATAGCGATGACGAAGGTATAAGTACAGAAAATTTTGATATGTTAGAGAACGGACAGTCAAATGAAGCCTATTATAAACAATTTGCAGCTCCAACTGCTAATAATACAAATACACAGTATATGGCGACGTATAATAATATGACTACAGCTCCTGCCTTAGCATCGAATAGCGACCCAAATAATCTCATGAAAAAGTTGAATTATATGATACATTTACTCGAAGAACAACAAGATGAGAAAACAGAAAATATTACAGAAGAGTTGGTTTTGTATTTATTTTTAGGAGTATTTGTAATATTTGTCTGCGACTCATTCTCAAGAGCTGGAAAATATAAACGCTAATTTAATAAAAAAACACTTGATGATATAAATGGACGATATATAAAATTATAAAAATAATACGCCATTGGAACCTTCCATAACGGAGTGGTTTTTTTCAAAATTTCTTTAATTATAACATTGTTATTAGAGATATTTTCGATACAAAGTAGTTCAAATTGTATATTTTTTTGAACCAATACAATGCTGTTTTGAAATGATTCTATAAATTCATTTTCATATTTTTCATCACAATATGAAGCCAAACACTCTATACTATTTTTTTTATCATACGATGTTTGTGGATTTCTAAAAATATAAACACCTATAGGATTATCATTATCAAATAGCATGCAAATAGATAGCAAATTTTTTTCTAATTGAACCTTAATATTAGCGTGATTTGGAATAATAAAACACGGAAATTCACTTTTTATGTTGGGTAAATAATGAAAAAATAATTCACAATTACCACTAGTAATCAATTTACAAATAATATTATTGGGAAGGTTTTTGTTGACTTTATTAAATGATTTAATATTGAATATATATGCGTTATAAATAGTTAATGGAACCATAAAATTAACAGTCCCTTCTCTCTTAAACAGGAAAACAGCTTCCGACCCCATTTCGCGACATTTTTTATAATGCGTGTAAATAATTTTGGGAGCATAACCCTTCTTTCTTTCTTTTTTATGAACGCATAAGAAATCTACATATGTAATTTCTAGTTTTTTGTTATGTAATAAACAGTCCAATGGTCTAGAACTCATACATGCAACTAATTTCTTGGGAAATTTATAACTCTTGCTTTTTCTTTCGTATTCCCCCCAATATTCAAAACACATGGAAATATAGGATTTTCTATTATGAGATTTAAAATAATCCAATACTTCGTGTTTTTTTGGATTATATTTCACATCTCTCTTCCAAAGAAAATAATTCCTAACCAACCCATACAATAGTTCTTTTTTTTCGGCGGATACATTTTCATACGTATCTGTGTAAATTTCTGCATCATAATACTTGGTTAATGGTGGATTATCGTGTTGAACTATACCAGGTGGGAACAACCAATAATATAAATTATAAATGTGAAAAACTGGTTGCGAAGCCCAAAATCTAAATTTCACCTTTATAAATATAAACAAACTTATCAACAAAACTGTTATAAAATAAAAAATATATCTAATTATCATTATTATTATTTATCAGTATTAAATTTTGGGGGTTTTCACGACTTACAATTTATCTTATTCAGGTTTGTATAAGATATACAAATACTGATATTCATATTGGACGTTCACTAAGTCTATTTTACCTTTCAAGATAAACCCAACATCTTTAGCCAATGATAAAATCTTTTTCTGTGTTTCCATATACAATGTGTGAACGTTTTTCCTTACATGTCCAGTTTTATCGTCTTTCATTGTTTCAGTAAATTCGGCAGTATCGTTTGATTTATTTAAAGAAAAATTAGCTTTATATTGGAAGTCTTTAAATTTAATAATAGACGACGTTATTCTTTTTTTGGCGTATTTTTGCGGTGAAACCCATAATAATGGATCGGCACTGTTTAAAATTGGATCGAATTTATTTCTATTTACCAAATTTATAACCAGAGAACCACCAGGCATAAGCCAATCATAGCAATTTTTAAAAAACTGCATTTTGTTTTCAATATAATACAGAGTAAAATACAAACAGGTAATATGTGTGAAATTATTAGATGGGAACGCCATGGACTTAGCAACATCTCCTTGTGTAAATTTCAAATGTGGGAATTTATTTTTTGATTTCTTAATCATAAATGGAGATAATTCTAAACCTTGTGCCCCAATGCCTTTTTTGTTAAACAAAGACACGATTTCCCCAGTTCCAGAGCCGATGTCGAGGACCCTACTACTAGAAGTAGCCTTTGTGATATTTATAATTTCACCCACTTCATATTCGTTTTTGACTTTATTAAAAATTAAATCATCGTAAATTTCACAATAAAACTTGTCATAAATTTTCTGACCCTCCTTCATAACAAATTTTTTTTTTTGTGTAAAATGCTCTCTATCATTGGAAAGAAATTTAAACACAACCAACACAGTAATAAGAGCTATGGTTATTTTCAACCAATTTGAAGATTTATTAAATTTTTTTATTTGTCGTTTAATTGTTTTAAACATTATGTAATAATACTAGATTTTTTATATTATTTTTTAATATGAATGAAATAAATGATAAAAGACAAATAAATGAATTTCGTGGAATAACCTTTTCCGGGTTTAAAAAAAGCGATGCGAAAAAAGAATTACTAAATAGCTTGAATGATGGTAAAATCGAACCAGCTTGTTACTGGTGTGGAGAATTTATTTGCGCGGGGCATTATTTAGATGTTTGGGAATTGGTAATACTTTATTGTAGTAAACATATTCATTTAGGAAATCCAAATTTACCTCGATATATAAATATGAGATATGAGAATTTTAAAAACATTGTGAATGATGGATATAGGGACAATGAAATGGCTTTAAGAAACAATCAAAAAATTCGAAAGTTATTTGCGGAAATGATGTGTATTTTATGTTTGGCCTCAAAAAAACACCCGTTTTCTTCTAAAAAACTAAAAAAATCGGAGTTTGAATCAATAGAATTAACAGATAAATTAAAAGCAACAAATGTAGAATTTGCGAATATTATTTTCAAAAAAGAAGACCCAAAGGAATTCTTTATTGCTATTAATGAATTAGTGTATCATTTACAAAAAACCAAAAGTGTTTCAATGTGTTGTTATTGGGTAGAATGGATTTTGGAATTTGAATCATTGGCTAAAAAAGAAAAAAAGAGGAAATTTATAGCTAAACGTCGTGAATTTGCACCTGTAGAAAACCAGTATCAAAAAGATATCGTATGGATGATATGGGATATATTTTTAAGGTTGTCGCTTAATAATAAACCTTTAAGAGATATAATTAAAGGGTTGATGGGTATATTTTCAATAAGATATAAACCTGGTGCGAAAAAAAAGAGAAAATTTATATTTTATTTTGCGATATCATTGTTTACCGAACACAGTAATATAAGGACTCCTATTTATCACGAAACCGATAGTTCTAAAATAGAAAATATTAAGGAAAAAATAAATATTATTTACCAACAAATAAAAAAAAACGAAATAACCCCCAAAACAGATTATCTATTTAACAATTCTATTTGTGAAAAAACAAAGAATTTAGAAAACACTATGAGCAAACTCGATAAACTGGGAAACATATCTGGATTTATTCCGAGAATAAATTAGTCTGTGTTTTCTTCATAATTTCTAGACATAGTATATACATGTCTAGAAATAAAGTATTATATGGAAACTACAGTCGCTATCTAAATAGAAAAGTTCACGCAACCGACCATTGTTGTCCTGATAGCAAGGTCGTATGCGAAGGAAAAAGAGGACCACAGGGACCAATTGGGGGAAACTGGACCAGTGGGACCACAACCAACCGCAGGTCAAACTTATGAAATAACATTTGGAACTCCTGCGGGTATGTCTTATAATTCACCTTTGGTATTTAACCCATTCACAAACGCCAATTTCCCAACGAACCCAACTGATTCAATGGCTGGATATCCTATCACTAGAGCTAGCACAATTGTGTCGGGGCGTTTATTTTTAACAAAAGATCTTTCTGGAGCCACAGTAGTCAATTCCTACGATAGACATTATATACTTTTTAAAACTGATGTTAGTGGTGGGAGGGAGAGAATTCAATTTCCGACCGATGTATCCAACGTATTTGCTTCTTCAACTTGGTTCGCCGACAACTACACAACCAATCTACTCACTTCGCCCTATGAGACAATAACTCATTCGGTCACGTCTACTACTAGATACTATAAGTCTTATGATTTGACTGGAATCAATACCGGCGTGATCCTTGACGCCGGTGATTTTGTATTTGCTGGTAAATTAAAAAATACTGCGAGTGGATATTCTAGTTATGGTCCAATGTTAACTCTTGTGCTCAAGGTGAATTGAGGATGAATCTTAAAATCATAATATAAAAAATAATATTTTATATCATGTTTAGGAAATGAAAATCCTATCTAAATATATATATAATGTCTAACCAAAGCAATTATTCACGTTATTTAAATAAAAAGAAATATGAAGCAAATAATTGTTGTTTGCCCGGACCACAAGGTGATAGAGGACCACAGGGATTAGAAGGATCACAAGGTTTAATCGGTAATACTGGACCTAGAGGATATATTGGATTTCAAGGCAATACTGGTCCGGCAGGAATACAAGGAACAACCGGTTCACAGGGTATAAAAGGCGACACTGGTCCAGCAGGAAGTGGTGGAGGCGGTGGCGGTGGTAATAGCGACGAATTAAACTATTATTTTTTTAAAAAACCATGGCCTCCTGTGTATGATACTTCCGGCAGTTATAATGTTGTGGATTTAAGTTATAATTATGGTATATTTGATGCATCTTCCGGTAAGTATGACCCAGTAGACCAAAGGATAGAGTTGAATTGGAAATTACCACCTAGAAAAGCAGCAGGATTGAATTTTGTAGTAGCACCACATCAATTAAATAACGGGACTATAAATATAAGTAATTCAGGAGCTCCACATCCATCACAAAAAATAAATGATGCTAGTTTAAATTATTTACCTTATCATGAAAATATGTGCATTGACTACAGGACATTCACACCTCCTAGCACAATATCTTCTTGGAACACATTAACAACAACAGAATTAGGATTACCTGGTGTAACCCCAAAACCAAATTTATATGCACAAACGAGGGGTGTATATTTTAAACCTGGTGCTGACCCTTCAACGGGGAAATATGGTCCTGTCGGAACACTGGGGAATGCTAACCATATACCTGTATTTGTATATGAAAACGAAAACAAATTTCCATTAGGGAATAAGCAAATTCAATTTAGAGTTTATTTAAAAAATAAATCCGAAGAAATTTTACCCAGTCCAGATTATTATGGAACAACCAATCCTGAGTGGAACTATCTATATTTACCAGATAATTCCGGATCTTATTTTGCCTTCGGTTCATTTGGACCAGCAACCTCGCCACAATTAATAAACAATAGTAGTTCTCTTTATAAAACATTAAATATATCTGGGTCCAATAACAATCCTAACTCTTCTGCGCCGGTAGCCGACGCATCACTAAACACATCTTTTCCGTCATTACCTCTTTATAATTTGCATGTTAATTATGGATTTGATTTATCAGGAAGTATAGCACCTTCTTCAAAACAGTTTACACCATTAATCCCCCCTGCACCATATGATAGTTTCGACATATCAAATATATACATTACAAATAATTTAACATCTAATTCGTGGTCATTTTCTAATATGGCTGCGGTAGACATATCCTTGAATATATTAAATAGTAATAATAAGATAATATTTCCTGGATACAGTTATGACGTATCTGGATATTATATGAAAATAAACACAGATTTAAGTTATAATGTTTATTGTGATAATTATAGTTTATCGGACACAAATGAAATAGTACAACCACCTACACGTGCACAAGTGTCTCAAGATTATTTATATATGTTGGGACAAGGAACCCAAACTACATTTTACAATAATACCCATTTATCATCAGGTTATCAAAGTGGTCAAATTGGAACATTTCATTCCGCATATCCTCGTTTATCATCAACTTTGTATACAAATATATTTTTTATTGGTCCAACATCTCAATATGTTATATCTGATCCAAGTATCAAATACAAATTGGTAAATAAACGCGATACGAACGAATTAAACTCATTGGGAAACGATCTTATTGGACAAGACCTAACTACTTATAAATTAGAATCAACCTCACATTCAAATACACTTCAAACCAGTGCATCGGTTGGATTTTTAGGACAGAGTAGTGAAGTAAATCCGTCAAATCAATGGTGGGCAATAAGCCGTTCTGATACAATAGACGCTACAAAATTGCCTGGGTCACAAACCGTAGAAGGATATAGATTGAGAGGATGGTATTTGGGAGTAGATATATCAAATATTGAAATTAAAAATATTAATTTAACAAACTATCCAGATATAAGTAATAATACACCTGCTTATGCAGATTGGAAAACCAAACTAACACAAATATTTGCCGGAAACGAAACAAATCAAAGTGTTGAATATGATATTAGAATGGGTAAATATCCGTTAAATCCAGTTTCAATCTCAAATTTTACAAGGAATAACCCATCCGTATCTTTAGTTCAAGATTTTTTTGGTTTATATCGACCACAAGGCACGGGAACTAATGTGACTACATGGACAGTTACGGCAAATTTTTCTGATATGGATCCTACATGGAGACCAATATTAGATGAATGGTTATTAAATGGTAATTTATATTATAATAATACAAATAATGCTATGATTGGTGGCAATATATTAACGGGAGGTGATTATGGTGAAAAATGGCCAAATGCTCACCCAATCACTCTTGCTGCTAGTGAACCAGTCGATTTAAAAATGAATATTTTACAATCTACTTATAAATACTCAAGAGATAGAGCATTTACTCCACAATTTTATATTACCGGGGAATACAGAAATAATGTTACTTTTACACCAACAACAACAAATTTATCGCCTTTAGATATTAGTTTCAATAATTTACCACTTTGGTGGGATTTTACAATACTAAATTCGGGCGAATCTCTCATTTTACCGTTTAGTTATACATTACATTCTCCTGGAACAGGAGAATTTCCAATAAATTATGGGAGTGGTGGATATTTACCGACATATATCCACGCAAATAGTATCAGTAATTCGCAGTTGATGTGGTGTGATAAAGGGTTTACTTGTGGTAACTATACAACAAATTCTAATAAAAATCCGTACATTGATTATAGGGAAACAACCAATAAATATTATGGACAAACAGAAAATTATTTACCGTTTGATAATACTGGTATAACTAAAAATCTAAGTTATACAGCTGCGAATGACGACTATTATAATGGTGGAACTATATCCATTACAGGGACATACAAATGGATAATGATAAGCGATATTAGAAGCAGTTCTACTAGTTTTGGAAAAATAGTTGTTAATGGTGAAACGGGTAGCGCTATGACGCTGGGCGATGATTATTTAGTTTACATACAAGAGATAGATATTTTTTTCAATCCGTCAAATAATACAATACCCAGTGGATACGCTTCAGGTCGTTCTGGGTGGAAAGCGTTGCACGGAAAATGGGACCAAGGCGCTGCAGTAAATATTAATAACGGCAATGAAGCGGGTTGTTATAGAAGAAAAACAGCTCTTGGTATTAACGCTGTTTATAATATAAAATATTATAGTCCTAATTCTAATAAAACTGTTTTCTATAGAATAGGTTTGAAAAATGGAGACAATAAAAAAATATCTGATATAGAAATAAGTTATGGAACAACATAAGTTTTAAAAAGGGAAATAATATAATCATTATTTATATATGTCTGCAATTATAAATAATGATTACCAAACTAACCTATTATTCAAACAGTTTACAGGTGTAGCAGCAACACAATTAGATCAACAATTTAGCAACGAACCATTCAGATCAATAAAAAATATATTTAGTAGAGATATTTTTATTGAAGAGATTCCCGAACAGTCACCTATCAGTATTTTTGTTTTGGATAACAGTGGAAATTGGGCTGACTCTGTGGGAACAGCTCCTTCGTTTAATTCCACAATCAACAATTCTTTTTCGGGATTATTTCCTGATTCACATTTAGAATTTTATAAAAATATATCTTTAACGACTGTTCCTGGTTCAAATTCTCGTGTGTGGAGAATTTTGGATTCTAGTAATAATAATATTTTACAAGATACTATCAATTTCAAATTTGATGATGTTAATTCAAGTTATTTAATGCGGGTGAAATATTCAAACGGAACAGTATATTTAAATAATTCTATAAATAGTTTTCCACTATTTTGGCTATTGGATAATCAAAGTGGGTATTTACAATTCTATGCTTCGACAACACAGTTAGCTAGTAATGCTAATATACCTTCATCCGCTCCAAAAATTTCTTATCTAAGATATGTGGGGAAAAAAGGATTATTAAATTTAGATATATCAGGACAGCAACAAGTTGTTGATATTAGTGGATTAGACACAGATGTGAGTGGGATAAATTTAAATCTCCAAAGATTAAACCGTATGATATTACCCGATGGATTTGTAGATATTAGTGGGTCTGACTATGATTTGTGCGGCAACGAAGTAGTAAGGACGTATTATACTTATAACCGGAAAAATACGTTTATAGGATATGAAAATTTACCTATTCTAGACGGAAGTGCTGTGAATCACTCAGAAGATCCGTCGCACAACAATATAACATACGAATTGGATGTATCGGGAAACACCTATATAAATGGGAGATTAGTAAGTGGTTTTGGCGTTGATTCTTCTGGTAATTATTCAGTTGGATTTGGGAGCTTTTCAAAAGCATACGGAGAATATTCACTAGTAGCAGGTGTTAATTCAGAAGCGATTGGAAGAGGTAGTTTCGCACATGGATTTTTAACAAAATCCATTGGAACAGAAACACATAGCGAAGGTTTTCAAACAGAAGCTGTCGGCAATTATTCGCATGCACAAGGCGATAATACAAAAGCAATAGGAAATTACTCTCATTCTTCTGGAAAAGGAACTATAATAGGGGAACAGTGTGGAACCTCTATGGGAAAATTTAACGACATAAGCAATAATGTTTTATTAGTTGTTGGATGCGGAACATCGGGAACTTCAAGAAAGGATTCGTTATACATTACCGCTGATGATTGTGTAACCCACATAAACAAAAAATTAGATATATCAGGCGATTTAATTGTAAGTGGTCATACACAATTGCTAGATGTTTCATGTAATAACTTAGATGTTAGTGGTAATTTAAATGTATTTGGAGATACACAATTGCTAGATGTTTCATGTAATAACTTAGATGTTAGTGGTAATTTAAATGTATTTGGTCATACACAATTGCTAGATGTTTCATGTAATAACTTAGATGTTAGTGGTAATTTAAATGTATTTGGTCATACACAATTGCTAGATGTTTCATGTAATAACTTAGATGTTAGTGGTAATTTAAATGTATT